GGGGGGGTAGGGATGAGCCGTATGGCCTCAAGTGGAGCCGGGACGCCTTGGGCGAGGTTGATAAGGCCTGGTATCTGTGCGAGTCAGACAACGGCTGCACCTTTGAACATTTCGAAATGATCGAGGCGTCACGCTCGGGTCGCTACATCTGCGAGCGCACCGGGATATGGACGCGGGACAGCATGGAGTGGTTCGGAGCGGACGATAAGCCCATTCGTACACCGAGGCGGCTCACGTTCCACATCTGGACCATATATTCGACCTTCACGACCTGGGTGAAGATCGCCGACGAGCGTGTGAAGGCCGGTAAGGACCGGGGCAAGCTTAAAACCTTCGTGAACACGACGCTTGGCGAGGCCTGGGAGGAAGACCTCACAGAGAAAGTCGACTGGGAACAGCTTCGGGATCGTCGAGAGGTTTATGCGGCGCAGGTTCCGGCGCGTTGCGTCGTTCTGATGGGTGGCATCGACACACAAGACGACCGTTACGAGTTGCGCGTGTGGGGCTTCGGCGCGGGTGAGGAAGCATGGCTTATTTACCGTCGAGTGTTGACGGGCGATCCGGCCAGCGGTGAGTTGCTGCGCCAAGTTGGGCTTGAGTTGCACAGGCAGTTCACCCGTGCTGACGGCACGCGCATGGGCGTGATGCGTTGGTGCTGGGACTCAGGCGGACACCACTCGGAAACTGTTCGGGCCCAAAGCCGCAAGCATGGCTTGCATTGGGTAGTCCCAATTTTCGGAGCCAGCACCTACGGCAAGCCAATTGCCAACTTCCCGCGCAAGAAAGAGAAGAAGTCAAAAACCTATTTGACAGAGGTCGGCACTGACAACGCCAAAGAGGTGATTTACAACCGCCTCAGATTGCAGCCGGACGGCGTTAGCCCTGTCCCTGGGCTGATCCATTTTCCCGCAGACGATTCGATCTGCGACGAAGACGAACTAAAGCAACTGACCAGCGAAACCAAGAAATGGATCTTGGCCAAGGGTCGGCGTGTGTTGCGTTGGGATGCCAGCAAGCGGCGTAACGAGGCGCTGGATTGCTTTGTGTATGCGCTGGCAGCGCTGCGCATCAGTCAAGAGCGGTTTGGTTTGGATTTGGACCGGTTGGCTATGGAAGCCCAACTAAATCCGCAAACAGGTGCATGGGAGATCCCAACCGTGCCTGAGCCGGAGCAAGCCCCGGAGCCGGATTCCGTGCCCGAACCTGTTCATCAAACACAATCCCCATCACCTCAACCGGCCGCAGTTTCTGGCGGCTGGGTCAACGTGGAAAATAACGGATGGCTATAAACCCGCAGGACATGGTGGACAAATACCTTGCCGCCGAATTGGCTGTGCTCGAAGGCAAGGAAACGTGGTTTAACGGTCGCAAGGTCGTTATGGCGGATTTGCCCCAAATCATCGCCGGACGCAAAGAGTGGGAGCGCCGGGTTAATGCTCAGGCCGCTGCTGCCCAGGGTAGCCCGGGTTACTCCCTGGCTACGTTCCATTGAACTTTATCGACCGGTGGTTAGCGCCGGTTTTCCCAGGCGCAGTGTTGCGCAGGCTGGCCGCCAAAAGCGCTATTCAAGCGTTTGAAGCGGCCAAGATTACCCGGACCCACAAGGCCGAAAAGCAGACCCGCAGTGCGGACCTGTCGTTGCAAATGAGTGCCGAATCACTGCGTGCCCAAAGCCGCAAACTTGACGAGGATCACGACCTTGTAACCGGTATTTTTGACCGCTTGGAAGAGCGCGTGGTGGGAGGGTCTGGCATTTCGGTGGAGCCGTTACCGCTGAATTATGCCGGGGAGGTTCATAAGGAATTCGCTGACCAGATCCGCGCGCAATATGCCGAATGGTCACTGACGCCTGAAACCTCTGGCGAGCTGACCCGGCCGCAGATGGAGCGGCTGGTGTGCCGCACCTGGCTGCGTGACGGCGAGGGCCTGGCGCAAATGCTGATGGGCAAAGTCGCGAACTTTGAGCACCTGCATGCGGTGCCGTTCTCGCTGGAACTGCTGGAGCCGGATTATCTGCCCTACAGCTACACCGATCTTGCTCAGGGGATCACTCAAGGTATTCAGCGTGACTCCTGGCGCCGGGTGAAGGGGTTTCACCTGCTCAAGGAGCACCCGGGTAGCTCACTCGGGTACGCCTTGTCAGGCAAGACCAAATTCGTGCCAGCCGACCGGATGTTGCACATCGCCTACCGCAAGCGAATCGGTCAGAACCGTGGGCAACCGCTGTTGCATGCGGTGTTGATGCGTCTGGCCGACATCAAGGATTACGAGGAAAGCGAACGCGTTGCCGCGCGAATCAGCGCTGCCCTGGCGATGTTCATCAAGAAGGGTTCGCCTGATGACTACGTTCAGACGCCGTCGGTGGCCGGGGCTGACGGGCAGGCCAAGGGCGCCCGAAGCATCCCGATTGCTCCCGGGATGGTGTTTGACGGGCTGTTGCCCGGCGAAGACGTGGGGATGATCGAAAGCAACCGGCCCAGTCAGTTTGTTGAGTCGTTCCGCAACGGCCAGTTGCGCGCAGTAGCTGCCGCCACCCGCATGGGATTTTCGACGGCTACCCGAACTTATAACGGCACCTACTCGGCGCAACGTCAGGAGCTGGTCGAGTCGCAATTGGGTTACGACCTGCTACAGCGCGAATTCATCGACTACTGGTCACGCAAGGTCTATCGCGCCTTCGTGGAAATGGCCTTGCTCAGTGGCGTGTTGAAACCGCCCAGGGACGTGGATATGTCCTCGGTCTACAACGCGGTTTATCAGGGGCCGGTCATGCCCTGGATCAATCCGGTGCATGAGGCCAACGCGTGGAAACTCCTTGTGGAAGCAGGGTTTGCCGATGAATCCGAAGTGGCGCGCGCCCGTGGCCGCAATCCACAAGAACTCAAACGCTCCCGCACTGCGGAGATTGATACCAACCGGGCTAAAGGGCTGGTGTTTAGCTCGGATGCCTTCCACCAGTTCTACGGGAAAATCACCCTCAATGCTGAAACTACCAAGAAAACCCAAGGCGACACCTAAGCCGCTGATGCTGCCGCGTGCATCGGCAACGGGGCAAATCACGGCCGACAACAAGCCAGCCGAAAGCTGGTATTCGATGCGCGCTTTGGCACGCGGCAGCGTGGAAATTTTGCTGTACGACGAAATCGGTGCGTGGGGCATCACGGCAAAACAGTTCGTGACCGACCTGTTGGCTTGCGGTGACGTGTCACACATCAATCTGCGCATTCATTCCCCGGGCGGTGACGTGTTCGGCGGCATGGCGATTTACAACACCTTGAAGGCGCACCCGGCCCGGCTGGATGTGTACATCGACGGTCTGGCCGCATCGATGGCAAGCGTCATCGCTATGGCTGGCGACACCGTATACATCCCGGCAAACGCCATGATGATGATTCACAAGCCGTGGGGTGTGCAGGGCGGTGATGCGGAGGAAATGCGCCGTTACGCCGAACTGCTGGACAAGGTGGAAACCACGCTCGTGCAGGCCTACGCGGCCAAAACTGGCAAGTCGACCGAAGAAATTCACGCGCTGCTCGCGGCGGAAACGTGGATGGATGGCGGCGAGGCTGTGGCAGCAGGTTTCGCCGATCAACTGATTGAACCCCTGAAAGCTGCCGCTCAACTCATTTCAAAACGCATGCAGGAATTTGAACACATGCCAAAAGATGCCTTGAACAACCTGATGAACCCGCGTGCGCAGATCAATCCGCCTGCGCCTGCACCGGCTCCTGCTCCTGCTCCGGCCCCGGCCCCGGCCCCGGCCCCGGCCGCAAGCCTGACGGTTGATCAGATGCGTGCCCAGGTGATTGCAGAAGAAACCGAGCGCCGTAACGGCATCACAGCGGCGTTCGGTGGTTTTGCCAACAGTCAGGCCGATTTGCTGGCCAACTGCATCAACGACATGAACTGCACCGTCGACAATGCCCGCACGCAGTTGCTGGCCAAACTCGGTGAGAACACGCAGCCGACCAATGTCCCTGGTCTGCATGGCCATATCAGCAACGGTAATCTGGTGGGCGACTCGGTTCGTGCCTCGCTGATGGCGCGTACCGGGATGGCTGAAATCGAGGCCAGCAACGGCCTGAACCACATGAGCCTGCGCGAGCTGGCCCGCGCCTCGCTGACCGAGCGCGGCATTCTGGTGGCCTCGCTGAACCCAATGCAGATGGTCGGCATGGCGTTCACTCACGGCTCAAGCGACTTCGGGCAGATCCTGTTGGACATCGCCGGTAAGTCGGTATTGCTGGGCTGGGATGAGTCGACCGAGACGTTCCAAGAATGGACCAAGAAGGGCCAGCTAAGCGACTTCAAAACCTCGGCGCGTGTGGGGCTGGGTGAGTTTCCAAGCCTGCGCGAGGTTCGCCCGGGTGCGGAATACAAACACATCACCATCGGCGACCGTGGCGAAACCATCGCGCTGGCAACCTACGGCGAGATGTTCGCTATCACCCGTCAGGCCATCATCAACGATGATCTGTCGTTGCTGAGCGATATCCCGTACAAAATGGGGCAGGCTGCGCGGGCAACCATCGGCGATCTGGTGTATGCAATCCTGACCAGCCCGCCAAAGATGCGTGACGGCAAGCCCCTGTTTGACGGCACCCGCAAGAACTTGGCGACCGGAGGTGATTCGGCCCTGTCGATTGCCAGCCTGATCGCAGGTAAGACCGCGATGGCCTCGCAGAAGACACAGACCGATGGCGGCAAGGCGCGCACGTTGAACATTCGTCCAGCCTATGTGCTGACGCCGGTAGCCTTGGAAGACAAGGCAAACCAGCTTATCAACTCGGCGTCAGTGCCGGGCACGGACGTAAACGCGGGCATCATCAACCCCATTCGCGGTTTCGCCAAAGTGATCGGTGAGCCGCGTCTGGATGATTCTTCGTCTACCGAATGGTACATGGCGGCCAAGCAAGGCACCGACACCATCGAAGTCGCTTACTTGAACGGCATCGACACCCCGTATGTCGAGCAAGAACAGGGCTTCAGCATCGACGGCGTGCGCAGCAAGGTGCGTATTGATGCCGGTGTGGCGCCGCTGGACTATCGCGGCCTGTACAAGTCACTCGGCAAGTAAGCCCCCGCTCAACCCCCACAAGCCCCGCCTTTCGCGGGGTTTTTTGTTTCTGTGTGTAGGAGATTGCTCACATGGCTAAGAATCACTCGGGTGAGGGCAAGTCCCGCACTTTCGTTTCTCCCACTGGCGGCACTACCAACGGCGTGCCGGTGGTATTGAACTCGATGGTCGTCATCCCCCTGGAAGACACCGTAAAGGGCCAGAACTTCACGGGTGTGCTCTGTGGTTCCTGGATTCTGCCGGTTACCGGCGCGCTCAAGACCGGCGCCAAAGTTAGCTGGCTGGCCTCGTCCAGTTCGCTGGTGGCAGCGGACACGGCGGATTCGGTGCCGTTTGGCAAATTGCTGTCCGACGCTGCTGGTGGCGTTGCCGACGCGCTGTTGATCCAGTAATGCCGCCGCCGCGCTTTCGGGATCTGGCGGCCCGCATGGACTCCGTTCTGGTCGCCCGCTTGGGTGATCGGGCGGTGCTCGAGGATGGTCGCGAGCTGTTCGGGCCATTTTCCTCTCCATTCATCGGTGCAGCCATTGGCGGGAAAACGGGTGGTCATCGCTTTGGGCAGGCGTCCAATGCCGATGAGGTGATGCAGCCTACCTTTACGGTCCGAGTGGTCGACGCGGTCGGCATAGTCAAGGGGACATTCGTCACCATCGATCTGCCTCCTGAGCAGGGAGGCGGCCGCTATAAGGTCGTTCGCCTTCAACCTGACGGCGCCGGAATGGTGGACCTGATTCTAGGGATGAACAATGAGCGAACTGACGACATTACATGACGCCATTGAGGCCACGCTGCGCGAGCAGATGCCCAAGGTCGTGCATGTTGAGGCATTTCCAGATCTGGAAAACCTGTTCGACCTGCCAGCGATCTACTTTGCGTTGACGGACATCACCCTGGGTGAGGATCGAGGCGAAGGGAAAACAGGGATCAAGGGCCTGTTTCAGGCCTGCATTCTGGTCGACCCGGAGCGTCCCCGGGCGCCCTTGCAGGCGGCCATTCTGGCCGCCCAACTCACAGCGGTGCTCAAGGATCAGTATTGGGGTGTCGAATTCATCATGACGCCGCCCGAAGACATCCGCGCCCAGCCGGATGGCTCGGCGCCCGAGCTGGCGCGGTTTGTGGTGTGGGTCGTGGAGTGGACTCAATCTTTCGAAGTGGGCGAGGTGCAATGGCCCTTTGATGACGAACCTGGCCCGCTGGTATGGGGCGTCAGCCCGGATGTCGGCCTGGGTCATGAGGATGACTATTTCACGGCTGATTCGCTGGAGGCGCGGTTATGAGCGCCTTCGCGCAGGCGCAGCATGACCAGATGCTGGCGGCCCTGATCATCCCGGGTTACGTGGTGGCTCTGGACCTGACGGCATCGCCGCCGATGTGCCGGGTTTCCAATGGTGACGGATGGACCAGCGCCTGGGTGCGCTGGCACAGCATTGCAGCGGGAAAGGCGCGGCACTGGCGGGCGCCGAGCATGGGGGAGCAGGGGGTGTTGTTCAGTCCGAGTGGCGACCCTGCGCAAGGCACCTTTGTGCCGGGCCTCTACGGCAATGCGGGGGCGCAGCCCGATAACCGCGACCATGTCGAGGTCTGGCGCTTTGATGATGGCGGCTCGCTGGTCTACGACTGGGAGGCCAAGAGCTACACGATCACGCTGCCCACCGGCACCGTGACGGTCAAAGTGGGTGGCGCCGAGCTGGCCGTTACGGATAACGCTATCACCGGCAAGGCGGCCTCGATCAAATGGATTGGCCCCACGGAAATCGATGGAACGTTACGCGTAACGGGCGATATCACCGGCCTCGGCAAGATCATCGATACCGGTGGCAATACGCCGAACCACAAACACTGATTCTTAATTTCCTACAGCCCGCCACGCGCGGGTTTTTTTATGCCCGGAGTAGACATGACCAAAGCCAAGGCAGTGACCGAAAATGCCCCCGCAGCGGCGACAGAGCCCGCCGCAGCCCCCGAGGTTGCAGCGCCGAAGATCACCACCTTTCGCGACAAGGTGTTCACCTCCCGCACGCTGGTTCTGCCCGATAACTCGACGCTGCCGGTCGCCAAGGGGCGCGTCTCGGTCGAGGACAGCAACAGCCAGGCGCTGGCGTTCCTCAAAGCGCATGAAGAATTCGAAGCACTGGAGTAATCGCCATGATCGGGATGGATCGCGAGACAGGCCAGCCGCTGTCGGGCCTGCCGCACTTGCGCCAATCCATCGGCGACATTCTGTCGACCCCCGAAGGCAGTCGTCGTCAGCGTCCCGAATACGGTTCCAGGCTGCGCCGTTTTGTCGACCTGCCGGTGACGGCGGGCTGGCGCAGCGCCGTGCAGGCGGAAGTCAACCGGGCAATAGGGCGCTTTGAGCCTCGCATCAAGCTGGAGTCGGTTCGAGTCGTGTCGGTGCTGGACGGGCAAATCACCTTTTCCATCGCCGGGGAATACGAGGGTGACGGGTTTTTAGTGGAGGTCACCGCATGAGTGCTGTGGATCTGTCGGCGCTTCCGGCGCCCGAGGTGCTGGAAGCGCTGGACTTCGAAGACACGTATCAGGAGTCGCTGGGGGTGTTCCGCGAAGCCATGGGCGACAACTGGTCGGCACCGTTGGAAAGCGACCCCGTCGTCAAGCTGATCGAGGTCGGGGCCTACAACAAGATCGGTAACCGGGCGCGGGTCAACGATGGCGCCAAGGCGCTGCTGTTGGCCTACGCCGAGGGGGGCGATCTAGAGCAACTGGCGGCCAACGTCAACTTAAAGCGCCTGGTGGTGCAGGCCGAAGACACTACGGTATTTCCGGCCATTCCCGAGGTGCTGGAGGAAGACGACGCACTGCGCGAGCGTATTCAACTGGTGTATGAGGGGCTGACCACGGCGGGGCCGCGTAACAGCTACATCCTGCATGCGCGCAACGCTTCGGGTCTGGTGGCGGACGCCACGGCCGAAAGCCCTTCACCGGCCACGGTCGTGGTGACGGTGTTGAGCCTTGAGGGCATGGGCGAGGCCTCGCCGGAGTTGTTGAACACGGTCGCCACGCACCTGAGTGATGACGATACCCGGCCACTCGGCGACCGGTTGCTTGTGCAGAGCGCGGAGATTTTGCCGTATTCCATCACTGCCATTCTGCACATGACCGGAACCGGCTCGGAAAACGAGACGATTCTGGCTGAGGCTCGTTCGCGACTGGCCAAGTCGGTCAACCCGCGACGACGGCTAGGCGTCGAGGTGGCTCGGTCGGGCGTTGATGCACAGCTACACATCGCAGGGGTTCGCCGCGTCGAGTTGGTCGGCTGGCAGGATCTACTCCCGACCAAGGCGCAGGCGGCCTATTGCACGGGGTTTTCCGTAGAGTTGGGTGACTGACCATGAAAAGTCTCTTACCCCTCAACAGCACGCGGCTTGAGCGCGCGCTGGAAGCGGCCATTTCGGATGACACGCCGGTTCCGTTGCGCCTGCTCTACAACCCTGACACTTGTCCTGTAGCGCTGTTGCCGCATCTGGCATCGGCCTGGTCGGTCGACCGCTGGGATGAGAAGTGGAGCGAGGCGGCCAAGCGTGGCGCGGTCAAGTCATCGTTCTATGTGCATGCCCACAAAGGGACCATCGGCGCGCTGCGCCGGGTGGTGGAGCCGCTGGGCTACCTAATTGAGGTCGTCGAGTGGTGGCAACTGAACCCCATGGGCGAGGCAGGCACCTTTCAACTCAAAGTCGGCGTGCTCGATACCGGCATCACCGAACAGATGTACGAGGAACTGACGGCGCTCATTGATGACGCCAAGCCGGTTTCGCGTCACCTGATCGGCCTGGCCATCAGCTTGGAAACCACCGGCCGCATCTACCTGGGCGCCTCGATCAGCGAAGGCGACGAAATCGACGTTTACCCGCCGCAACAGCGCGACATTGAAGTGTCGGGCGTGATCGGTCGTGGCGGACGTGAAGACACTATCGACACCTTGGATGTGTATTGATGATCGATCAAAACTCACAGTTTTACGCCATCCTGACCAATGTCGGGGTGGCCAAGCAGGCCAACGCAGATGCCTTAGGTATCCCTTTTAAGTTCACTCATATGGGGGTAGGCGATGCGAACGGCACCGAACCGCAACCGGATGCGAACCAAAAGGCGCTGATCAACGAGTGGCGCCGGGCGCCGTTGAATCAGCTAAAGCAGGATACGAACAACCCGGCCGTAATCATTGCCGAACAGGTGATTCCAGCCGACGTGGGGGGCAAGTGGATTCGCGAGATCGGCTTGTACGACGCGGACGGCGACCTGGTGGCCGTGGCGAACTGCGCGCCATCGTTCAAGCCCCTGCTGAATCAAGGCTCCGGCCGTACCCAAGTGGTGCGCATGAACCTGATCGTCAGCAATTCGGCCAACGTCGAGTTGAAGATTGATCCAAGCGTTGTGCTGGCCACCCGTGAATTCGTTCTGAGCGAGCTGGCCAAGCAGGATTTCAAAAACTCGGTGCTGGTCTGTGCCCCGGGTAGCATCGTGCTCAACGGCTTGCAGACGATTGACGGCGTGTCCGTGCCCGCAGGCAAGCGGGTGCTGGCGCCGTTTCAGACAGCGGCCAAGGATCGCGGCATTTGGGTGTCTGCCGCAGGCGCGTGGGCTCGCGCGACTGATGCAGATGCCAACGATGAAGTCACGCCGGGCATGTTGGTTTTGGTGGAGCAAGGGACGCTTTACGGCGACAGTGCTTGGCAATTGGTGACAGACGCGCCGATCACCCTGGGCGTGTCCTCACTGACGTTCGAAATGGCCTGGGGACGCACCGGCATTGCCCCGGGTGAATATCGCAGCGTCGTGGTCGACAAGCTGGGGCGTGTGGTGTCGGCCAGCAACCCGACGACGGCCGCAGGTTACGGGCTGACCGACGTTTACACGAAGACGCAGGTCGACACGCTGCTGGCCGCCAAGGCCCCGCTGGTCAGCCCGGTGTTGACGGGGATTCCGAAAGCCCCAACCCCGGGGTCTTCGACCAACAGCGATCAGATAGCCACGACGGCGTTTGTGCAGGCGCTGTTTACCGCCCTGGTGGGCGCCGCGCCGGAGACGTTGAACCAGATCAACGAGATTGCGGCCGCGCTGGGCAATGATCCCAATTTCTCCACAACTATCATGAATGCGCTGGCATTGCGGGCGCCGCTGGCCAGTCCAGTGTTCACGGGAGATCCAAAGGCCCCCACTCCTGCCTTGGGCGACAACGATACGTCGATTGCGACCACGGCGTTTGTCGCAGCAGCCATCACGGCCGCAAGTCGCTCGTACAGTGCGTCGGTCACGAACGTGAATACGAATCGCACGCTGACCGTAGCTGAGGTAGGGCAGGGTTTCCGCCTTACCCCGTCCACGCCAATCGTCATCACCATGCCAGATCCGCAACCGACAACGGGCTTGGGGTACGTGCTGAGAAACGAAGGCACGGCAAACGTCACGGTCAGTGCGGCAGGCTTTATCTACACCGAAGCTGGAGCGGCGGCGAAAACGCTTGTTCTGGCGCCTGGCGAATGGGTTGAAATCATTTCGAACCTGTCGAGCTGGGTCGTGTACATGCGCGGCAAGTTGGGCGAAGTGGCAAAAGTGGATTCGCCTGTGTTTACCGGTGATCCAAGGGCGCCGACTCCGGCTGTTGGCGACAACGACACGTCGATTGCCACCACGGCGTTTGTCCAGGCCGCCCTCGCGCTGTTTGGCGTGGGTGCGGTCAACGGGCCACGGGTGACCGATCTGGACGCCCTGGCGTATGGCGGAATGTATTTCGCCACGTCGACAGCGGCGGGGATGCCCATCGCGGCTAACTCGGCGCTTATCCATGTTCCCTACAGCGACGGCAGCGCTGCGCTACAGATTTGCTGTGCGCTGTCGGCGCCGACCCGGATCTACTACAGAACCCGCTCAAGCGGAACGTGGAACGGCTGGAAGGAATTCGGAATGCTGGACTCGCCTGTTTTTACAGGCGATCCGAGGGCACCGACTCAGTCGGTCGGTGACAACGACACGTCGATTGCCACGACCGCGTTCGTGCAAGCCGCTCTCGCAGCGTTCGGTATTGGCACCTTTATCGGCACGCAGACCGCTGATTTGAACACGGCCGTTCAAGGCGGCTGCTACCGAACCACAAACACCACGGCTAACTCGCCTGTGGCGGGAAATATGTCGGTGTGGGTGGTGCCCTACAACAACGGCGGATGCCTGCAAGTGGCTTCGCTACTGTCGGGCGCGACGGCCAGTGCAAAGCTGTACTACCGGACTCAAGCCGGGGGTAGTTGGTCGGGTTGGAAAGACGTCCTGAGCAGTGACAGCCCGGCCCTGTTGGGAACCCCGACCACGACGACCCCAGCGGCGAACGATGTTTCGAAACAGATCGTCAACACCGAATTCTTCAAGTCGGAGCTGGCCCGCCTCAAATCGGTGGTGAAGTTCACGGCGAACGGAAACTGGACGTGCCCTGACGGGGTTACAACGGTTTGGATTTCCGGCTGTGGTGGCGGCGGGGGTGGC